CACAATCTAGCATCAGAAACAGAATACAATTCATTTGCTTTATAAGAATTTGCTATTATTTGTGAACTCGAACCACCATGCTGAAATCCTATTCCATGTTGAGAAGTGCCTCCATGTTGTACGCTATTAGTAAGCAAAGCAATAATATCTTGTGGTCTTTTATAAACTCTTATTCCGCCCTCAATAAACCCATTTTCATATAAATAAACATCAAACCCCGCTAATTGTAATTGTGATTGAATATAATTTTTATGTTGTCTAGCGGGTACATTTCTACCTCTACTCATTCGTCTATAAATAGCACTTTTTCTTTGCTGTAATGTCAATAAATTATTGGTTAGAATACCAAACCTATATTCCCACAATTCACAATCTTCAGCAGAAAAATTATCATTGTCAGGAAATGTAGAATCTAATGTTAATTGTGCATCATTAATTATTCTAATAAAACTTCTGTTAAAAGCTAAATGGGTGTTATCCATTACGCCTTGCTTTTTAAAACTAAAAGCTCTACCCGTTGGATAAAGCTGTGAAGCTAAATTAGACATAATATCAACTAAACTTTTTATTCCTTTAATTGGAAACCTATGCGGAGTTTTAAATCCGTGTGGAGTTAAAAAACCATGTGCTGTACTATTTTCAGTTGCTTGATACATTTACACAAAATTTAAAGTTAATAAATAAGGAATATTTCCTAGTGTAAATTCATAAGAAACTACTTGATTTCCATTAACTAACAAAGTCAAAGTATTGAAAAAATTTCCATTAATTAAACTATCTGTTACAACCGATTGAACTTGTCCTGAATACAAAATATCGTTTTTATTTCGTCTTAAATCAGCACCCGAAATAAAAGGTCTAACATCATATAGATAATCTTTTATGTTTGCCTGAATTAAATCTTTTACCGCTTGTGAATTATCATTTAATCCTGTAATAGTAATTGTGATTGGAACTAATGTAATCGCTTGTACAATTAGATTTGCTTGAATTGGTCTGCGACCTCTTTCGTTAATTGGTTTTGTTACATCAGGATCTTGTTCTATTACATCTCTAACTTCGTTTAATATTGCGCTTGATGGCGTACCCTTTGCATCGGTACTATCAATTATTGTGGCTTCAACAAACAAACTAATATTTCCAGTATTAACATCTTGTACATAAGGATAAACTAATCGAACTCCTTGTGCATCTGTACACCATTGTCTGTAATCAGATTTTGAACCGCCTCGTGGCTCTAATTGAATTGCATTTAAAATAGCTTGTCGATACAACTCTATCGTTTCTCCTGCCTTTGGCTGGTCTAAAACTTCTGTAACTGTAACTGTTTTATTAACCCCAATAACTGGCTCTGTAATAGTCAAATTATCGCCTACATTCAAATTAAATTCTACTCCAGCACCAGTTGAACGCACCTCAATTATATTTGTAGATCCCGTCAAAGTATATGCCGTATCTAAAATGTAAACTTGACCTTGATTTAAAGCATCTTCGTTAGATTTAAAAGTTAAGTTTTCTCGCAAAACCGAACCCGCAACTCCAATTACAGAAACTTTAAATGTACCAATTGAAGCTGGAAATAATCCCCTATTCATATAAATAGCACCTTGTCTTTCTAAAGTTCCACCTTGATCTGAAGTACTAGCCGTATCAGGAAAAACATTATCTTGTATATCTCTCAAATACAAATAAACCAAATGATATTGTGCCGACAAAACCAATGACAACGCTTCATAAGTCTTTTTTAAATAATCAATACCTAAATTTAATCTACTTCTTAAATCGCTTGAAATACTAGAATTTATTTCACTAATTGTTGGAATTGGTTTCATTTTTAAATTACTTTATTTATTATTACTTCTTTTTTTAAATTGTCCCAAACCATTTGCAACAATCTGTTTTGTTGATTAGTTTTACCCGTAAATGAAACTGAAATTGATAAACTTGAAACATTTTCTATTACTACTTCAATAGTATAATCAATTACATCTTTCAAATAATCTAAATCTTTATTAACTGCCTGAATAATACTTAATCTACCCGAACTATTTAAAACTACATTTCCCAAAACTCTTTCGGTTTCCGAATTAAATTGTTTTGTTTTTGAATCACTCCAAACCAATGAATTTCCCCAATAATCAAAGCGTTCTTCACTCTCCAAATAAGATGCCTTTGTAGATGCTTCAATATTACCCCCAAACAACGCCAAATAGATTTGTTGATACAAAGTTTCGCCCATTAATAAATCATCGTTTAAAATAGCAAAATCGCCACCACTTCCTGTTTCAAATAAATGTATGTCTGTTGTATTCATTAATAATCGGTTTTAGATGATTTTTTTGTTGAAGGTGTATAAACTGGTATTCCTCCTTCGTTTTTACCTACTTCAACCCCATATCCATAAGGAGCAGTTACATTTAATTCTAATTCTAATTTTTTATCTCTACTTTTAATAAATTCTTGCATCATTTGATCAGCTGTGTAATTACTACCTGCTAAATTTGGAGTGTTGGATGAATTTTGATTAGGCAATTTTAATTTAGAATTTTTTGACTGAATTGATAAATCATAATTTGATGACAATTGTTCTAATATTTTTGGATTTGCTCCTTTAAACTGTGATAAATATTTTGCTTTTTCTTGAATATTAACTCTATTCCCAGGTGTATTTTGATTCAAATCATAAATATTTGATGGATTAAATACTTCTTTTTTATCTAAACCTTTTATTCTTTGCATAGCTTTATCCATTGCAGATAATTGTCTAGCTAATTCTACTTTAATTGTATTTGTATTGTTAATCCAAGCATCATTACTTTTATCTAAAGCATTTACTTGTTTAGAAGCCATATTTTCCGTAGCTTCTCCATTATCCCAAAAAGCATAGGTTAACAATCCAATTGCTCCTAAAACTAATAATATTGGTGCTAAAACTGTAAACATTGAAACCCCTAATGCAGCAGTACTTCCTGTTGCAATTAATGTGGCAATATTGTAAATTCCAATTGCAACTGCGTTTCCTTGCATTGCTATTGCCATAGCACCAGCTTGAAAAGCCGAAATACCCATTGCTACATTCAAAATAAATAGTCTTGCAGCAGTAAGTAAAACAATACCTTTCCAAATAACAAATGCTCCAATTAAAAGTCCTACTAAATTTATTAATGAACCCATATTATTGGTAATCCAGCCCAACAAACTTTTAGTAATTCTTAATGCAGAATTTGATTCATTATTTGTTACAATAAAATTAGTAAATGATTCTTTTAAATATTTAATTCCTCTTGCTAATGTAGCGTTGTTTTTATCAGCTTGTTCTTGTGCTGCATTTGTGTTTTTAATAGCTTCTAAAAATCTAATGTAATCATCAAAGTTTTGAAACAAAGTCGCACCTGTTTGTATTCCTGTTTTCTTAAAAAACAATCCCATTGCGGCACTATTTCCTTCAAGTTTTTTTAATTCTTTTAACCTAGTAACTAAATCTAATGACTTGTTGCCTAAAATATCCATGTCAACACCTGCCTTTGTTAATGCTCTCATTTTGTTTTTATCAAAAGCACCAACCATGTTTAAATCGGTCATTAAATTTCTAATACCTCTACCAACTCCCTCAATTCCTAATGATTTTGTTAAGGTTTGTATCAAAGCAATAGATTCATCAACTTGTACGTTTGCAAGTCGAGCAGTACCTCCAAATTGTCTTAAAACATCAGCAGTTTCTGCAATTTTAATACTACCTACAATCTCTCCTGCCGATAATTTATTTACAATATAATTGGCATCGTTAGCAGATTTGCCAAAAATATTCATAACACCCGTCAAAGATTCAATTGCTGGTTCTAATTCCATTCTTGAAGCATCGGCCATTAAAATACTCGCTTTGGTAATAGACTTTAAAGCTTCTGGCTGGTCTAAATATTGCGACATTTTTGAACCTACGATTTCAAAACTTCCTGCAATATCAATTACGGATCTACCTGTTTCTTTTCCAAGTCCTTCAATTTGCTTGTTCATTGCCCCAACAGCAGTACCAGTAACAGCAGATAAACTAGCTATTTTCTTTTCATAATTCATTATGTCTTGTCCAGCATAATAAAATAAACCCCCAACACCGCCACCAATAGCTAATTGAGAAATACTATTCATAGAACTCCACATTCCATTAATCTTATTATCTACTCTACCAACT